ATAGCACGCCTGTAAAGGCGCTCTATACTATTTTCAATCTCATCTGAAGGACGTATAAATTTCATGGCTCTAGCTATTATGTCCTGATACTTAATGATGGATATAATAGTTAACCTATTTTGACTAGCGCGAATGCTAGCGTGAAGCTTATATGCGCCAACGACGTTTACCCTAAATAACCTCGTGCGTTATGTAGTATTTTTCTAATAGTTACACTTGCTCTAGAAAAGTGGGTTTTAAACTTTTTCCATATAGAAAGTCCAAACAAACTTACGAGGAAGAATGGGTTTTACATTACCTGATTGAAAATGTACGTGTTTAGGACACGTTAAAGTTAAACTCCTATTGTTTTACGGATGCTCGCTAATGATTCCGTACACTGCAACTGACCGATCCCTTATTAAAAGCCGGGGATGTGGTTTTAGTGCTAAGGCACCAACAAGGCTATTCTGGACCCGTTGATAACGGGAGTCACGTAGGTAGCTATCGTACTACCCTCTTATGAGACCCCATGGATAAATTATTTTTAAAAATTAAAGGCGATAACGAGTTAGAAAGCGAGATTGATGTCGAAAATTACAGGTTGATGGTGAATTCTGCTAAGGGAGTGGGATTCATTGTGGCATGTTGGTTTTTGAAGAATGCATATGCCGCATTACAAACCAGACCTGTTATCAATAGAAGTGAGCTGATGAGACAGCTCGATCGTAAGGAAGAGCTCAGACGAGAGCGATTCCGTGCACGATATGTGGCCGATCAACGTGCTATGTTAGTTGGACAGCAGTTGGAAGGCGAGGCTCTAGAAATTGTGAACCTTGAGTTTTTGAAGTCACTCGGGGTTACAGCAGAGAGAGTTTTTCAAGTGTATCAGTGTGTATCAAAGGCTATTCGTTGTTTCCATAAAAGAGATATTAAAGGCTTTTATGTACAATTGAATAATATTATGATGCAATTCACTGGTAAGAACACTTTTGAGTACCTTTCTGAGAGCACAAAAGTCTTCAAAGGATTGGAAGTTTTCATTACGTACTTGCTTAAGTCTATTTGTGAAGAAGTGGACTGTAAGGAGAGTGATGAATGGGGGTGGAGACCTGCCCAAAATGAACCGGTGAACATTGAAGTGTCTACTGTTAACGATTGTGTGTTTCAACGTAGACGTTTCATTAGTTTTGATTCTGATGAAACGATGGTTCAGGAAGACGATTGGGAAGGTAATGCTGATGAACAGCCAATCGATGGTAGAACAAAGGGACAAAAAGCACAAGAGGCTTTGACGAACCTTAATAAGAGTGCTAATGATTGGATTTCTCTGATGAATTCTGAGTTTAGTAAGAAGTTGACTTTGTTAACATCTCTTGTTATTTGTTTGCCAGCTGTTCAATCTTTAGGCATTTCCCCAAAATTGTTAGGCTACGAATCGAAGATGATGGAAGGATTGAAGTTTAAATATGAGAACTTTTCATCGATTTCTTTTACTGCTATGATGTTGGAGCATACGTCTTGGGTTGCGCTCAAGATTTGTGACATGTTTAATGTGATTTATGAACATGGTATTATGGCAGGTATTAGAAGTCTGTTTATTTCCCGTTCTGATTTTACCGATTTTGATTCAGAATATTCGTGGCTGAAGGTGAATGTGAAGAACTTTAAATGTCGGAATTTGGTTACGGATAAAGATGGAAATCCTGCGCCATTTTCTTTGGACACTTATCGCTATAGGTGTTTAAAAGCTTTGGATAAGGCAGTGCTTATTGAAAAGACGTTAAAACATGATGTGTTTGCTCTGAATCGTATTCGTGCACAAAAATTTCAAATTTTGGATTTTTTAAGCGAATGTGGTGCAGCGCAACGAATTAATGAGAGTAGGCCTTTCCCTTACGCGATTATGTTGACAGGACCCCCTGAAGTAGGAAAATCAACTGTGGCAATGGCGTGTTTTGATCAGATGCATTTGTCTGATAATAAAACACACAGATTTGATGTTCCCTATAAAGCTGACAATATTTACACGAGGAATCCAAATGATGATTTTTATTCTGGATTTGATTCTTCTAAGGTTGGAATGCTTATAGATGATGTAGCGCAAAAGACACCTGAGTTAGTTAAGCAATTAGGTGGTGATGATTTAGCTGATTTAATTCAGGTTATAAATACTGTTCCTTTTCTTACTAATCAAGCTGAATTACAGGATAAAGGGAAAGTTCCAATGATGATTCGCTACTTTGTTGGTACAACAAATACACCAGATTTGTCGGTTAAACATGTTTTTAATTGCCCAACTGCTGTTTATCGGCGTATGGCTTTTATAGATGTGGCTGTTAAACCTGAATATCGTAAAGCCAATTCAGTTGCTCTTAAAGAGGGTATTGAAGCTGATAATATGGACGTGTGGGAATTTAAGATTTATCGTTTTAGACCCACGGCCAGTGTTGAACCTTTAAAGGAGTACTGGAATGGTGATAAATATGTTCAGACACATGAACCTAAGTCGTTCAATGTTACACAATTGATGAGGTTTATTAATTGTGACATTGATCGCCATTGGACTCGTGAGGAGACCAATGATAAGAGAAAGGAGAAACTTTTGCAATCTGAAGTGTGTGAGCATGATATTCGACGTATGTTGTGTGATCAGTGCAAACATGTTAAGAATGAAGAAGTTGGTGAGGCAAGTGAGAAAGTTAGAATACCTTTTTGGCACGCTGATGATATTTTACCTGAAGAAGAATATTCTGAAGGAAAAATAAGACAGTTTGTTGATCATGTAGTGTGCTACTCGATGTTTGTACCAATATATCTGTCACTTTTAGTAGCAAATGTATCTCTCCTCGTTAGGGACAGACCACATACAACAACTCCAATCTTACCGTTGAGAATAGCCCGTTATTTAATTAATAGGTTGCCTAACAACGTTGAGATACCATGGCATCTTAGAGTTTATGTCAAAATGCCTGCTATTTATTTGAATTCTTCAACCAAATGTAGCGCACATTGTGCTAAGCTCTATTTCATGCATAAATACAATAGTATGTGGCGTCCCACTTTCTCTTGGTCCGACTATTTCATCAATGAAGTTGCTCAAGAGTGGGCATTCATTGTTGTAATAGCTTTTACATCTGTTTTTACCTTGTTTCGTGGCTTTAAACATTTTTGGCCTAAAAATGAAGGTGAAGCAGAGGTGACGATAAATAAGAAAATCGAACCAGAGACTGCAAAAATACCAGTTCCTACTTATGATGACCTCATGCATGCTAATTATTGGTATGATCGCCATGGTATTGGCAGTTTTCCTTTGGTGGGTTCAACAACAAAAGACGAGGATTTACTTGATAAGGTTAGAATGAACACAGTCCTTTTATCTTTTAGGGGCGAAAACCGAGTAATCCGAGTGAACGGATTTGTATTGAAGAATAACCTTGTAGTTACTGTGTACCATTGCTTTACTGGTGGTTCATTGCCAGATTCGTTGGAGGTAACTTATCTACAAGATAGCGGAAAGCCCGTTACCGTTGCTATGAAGTATGATCAAACCTGTAGTTATATAGATTTGGCGCGTGATTTGTTGTTCATTAGAGTGGATAAGATGAATATGCGTAAAGATATGACTCAATACTTTTGTGATGATCCAGACGTTCATATTAAATGTCCGGGTTACCACGTTTATTTTGGGCTTGATGATGAGTGTGTTCATACTAATCCAGCTTCATATGTAACGTATGCATCCCCAGGGAGGACGTACAAATATAAAGAAGCTACTTATAGTTTAGATGGCTGTGTAGTGGCTGACGTGCGCGATCCTACATTTTCGGGAATGTGTGGTTCCCCATTAGTGTTGCAACAAGGTAAACAAAAGATGTTGTTTGGTATTCATTGTGCTGGACCCATGAATAAAGATATACGTAAGTCCTATGTACGACGAGTACCCAGACAATTGATTTATGATGTTATTGAACACTTGTGGGTTATCCCAGTTAGCAAGAATGATACTTCACTGGCAAAACAGAGAGGTAATGCCTGTGAATTGACTCCTGTGCATCCTAAATGTCCTACCCACTTGCTTAAACACAAGGAGTTAATTGTTCTTGGTGGTTCTAAGTTACCACGTACTAAACCACGCACTCATGTAGCACCTTCTCCCATAATTGATGATGTTATTAAAGAGTTTACACCTGATGGATATACTGAAGTGTTGCACACTTCTCCGATTGACTGTGATCCTAAGGCAGCAATCATGTTGTCTATGGAAAAAGCAGTTGAGAATGCACAGTTTTATCCAAGTGAAATCCAACAGGTGGTTGATGATATGTCTCAGGAATATTTAAGTCATATTTCACCAGAAATGTTGAAAGAAATTTATCCTTATCCTATGAGTGTTGCCATTAATGGTGTTGATGGAATACCTTATTTGGAGAGATTGAATCTTTCTACGTCTGGTGGCTATGGCCATCCTGGACCTAAAAAGAAGTTGTTTGTTTTGAAAGAACCTACGGAACAGCATACAGTGAATTATGGAATGACACCTGAGCTAGAAGAGGAGGTTTCGTGGATTATGGAACAATATCGAGCTGGGTTGGAAGCGAATCCAGTCTTTAAATGTTCTTTTAAAGATGAGCCAATTACGTTTGAAAAGGCCAAGATGTCAAAGGTAAGAATATTTTCTGGAAGTCCTGTGGCATTTAGTCTTGTTGTGCGTATGTACTTTATGTGCCTGATTAGGATTTTTGTTGGTAAAGACCGACTCAATTTCGAAATGGCTATTGGTGCTAATGCACATGGTAAAGATTGGCAAGATATATATGAAAGGGTCATTAAGTTTAGCAAAGATAGAGTGTTTGCTGGCGATTATAAGAACTTTGACAAACAAATGCCCCCGGAAGTGATAATGGCCGCTTTTAAAATTATGGTTAATATTTTTAAAGCAGCAGGTTGGAGTAAAGAAGATCTACAAGTGGTATATGGAATAGCGGTAGATACCGCATATCCGACCATGGATTTGTTTGGAACATTGATTCGTTGTTTCGGATCGAATCCATCTGGCCATGTGTTAACCACTATAGTGAATTCCATTGTGAATGGTATATATATACGGCTTGCATGCCGCAGAATATTGCTTTACCATGGAATGAATGTAGACCTTTCACGTTTCAGTGATATTGTATCGCTTGTTACGTACGGTGATGATAATTGTGGGTCAGTATCACCAGAGTATCCGATGATAACTCATGCGAGCATCCAAGAAGCTCTTGCTGAAGCTGGTATTATATACACAACTGATGACAAGAAATCGTTGTCAGTAGGCTTGACTAGCGTTGATAATATCACGTTTCTTAAGCGCCGTTTTGTGTATCATGATGATTTAGGCAGAATGGGTGCTCCATTGTTGGAGGATAGTCTTTTCAAGAGTTTAACTGTTTGGACATGGTCAAAAGTTATTTGTGATCGTGAGCAGTTGGCGTCTGTCTTGGAAAGCGCGAATCGCGAATATTTCTTTTATGGACGAGAAAAATTCGAAAGACGCCACAGGTTCTTTAAGGAGATGGCACTCAAATATGGTTGTGTTGAGTACCTTCCTAATGGCCTGTTGTCCTATGACAAGATCCTGCAAGAGTTGAGTGGCTGAAAAGAGAGAAACGCTGTATAAGAGTTTAGCCGGCGCTCCTAACGGTTCGGCGACCCACAGGCTGTCACTTGCCGACGTGACATATTGGACGAAGATCCCCAGTAGGCAATTTACTTAGAATTCAATCTAACTGAGTCAATGCTTAACACATTTCCAATTTCTAGTGTGCCACAACGTGTTAAGGAAACTCGATACCTTATTAATATTAACACACATATGTATGAAAGAAATAATCAAACAAAAAACCAAACAATTGACGATAACATTGAAAGGGCTATGGACGACTTGCACATTGAAGTGGAAGAGTATCCGCTCAGTGCTGATGAGGAAGAGGCAATCCGAATCCTCAGATCCATGCCCAGACGTAGACGAAGAGAGTACATCCAACAGCTCCCCTCGTTTATTGGGAAAGAGAAAATTCGATCAAGCGAAGATGTTAGAGAAGAATTGAATCTTCTCATGCGTCTAGCCTATCATCCGGACTTTGGACTTGGCCATTTGTGCTTTGAGGAAAGAGGAATTTTGATGGATCGGATTTTGCATTTGAAAGAATTGCTGGAACCCATTCATGGTGAGGCTGATGAGCAGCCTGTAACTGGTGTTGCTAGCTCTGGACAAGTTGGCGACTTACAAGAACAAACTACAACATTTATGGACAATCAAAATTTAAATAGTTTAGATATGTCTGTTTTACCAGATCCTACTAGAGTATTAGTAGATAATACTGAGGTGAATAGTTTGGCCCAGTTTTTGCAACGTCCGCGTAAGTTAGAAACATTCAATTGGACTCCAGGAGGAAATTTTAGTATTAATAATTTTGAAATTTTTAATCCGTTGGCTCTGTATTTTGTTGGTCCTGTAGCCACACCGTTGAGATATAAGATTCAAAATTATCGTAATTTACGATTTAAAGGTATGCGAGTGCAATTCCGTGTGAATGGGTCACCGTTTCATGCGGGGTTGTTACGTGCTTCTTTTATGCCTGGCCGTTACCCACTTGTACCTTTTCAGCATATGTTGAATCCACGCAATACTGCTTTATTACCAAATAATTACGGCACATTAGGCGCTAGTCAGTTTCCTCTTATGACACATTGGTCTCAATATCCTGGCGTGTTTATAGACCCTCGAACGAATGATGTAGCTGAATTTGTCATACCCTTCTTTTATCCTATGGACTATATGTCACTTGTTGCATCCACTCAAATATATGATTTAGGTCAAATGAATTTGTGGTGTGTAAGTGCATTGAGTTCTAGTAATGGTTCTGTGGCACCAATCTCTGTGACAATTCATGCTTGGTTAGATGATCCAGTTGTGACGGTGCCTACTGATAAAGAGGTGTTTGTTGGTGAAGCTGACGAGTATGCTAAAGGGGCCGTATCTGGACCTGCTACAGCAATTGGGAAGTTTGCTGGTAAGTTAACCGACGTACCAGTAATTGGACCATATGCAGTGGCAACTAAGATGGCGGCTGGTGCTGTTGCAAAAGTGGCATCTTTGTTTGGTTATTCACGACCTATAAACATTGATAAACCTTGTTTTGTAAATCAACGACCTTTTGCATCTTTAGCAATAACTAATGGTGAAGATACTAGCAAGAAGTTGACACTTGACCCAAAGCAAGAAATCACCATAGACCCTAAGGTTGTGGGCTTGAGCGAGACTGATGAGATGAGTCTTGCCCATATATGGCAACGAGAGTCGATGATATTGCAGGCAAGCTGGGCGTCTAGTACAACACCTACTTCGAATTTATTTAATATTGCTGTGCACCCGTGTGCCTGCCCAATGGTTGAAGGAGCAATACCTACGGAACAAAAGGTGAGATGGTTGTCTGCGATTGGTGGTGCAGTGCAACCATTTACATATTGGAGAGGGTCTATTAAGTATCGTATCCAGATAGTTGCATCGCAAATGCACCGTGGCCGTTTAGCTGTGGTTTGGAATCCAACTCGAGATGCTACTCTAACAGGTTTGCCTGATCCATGTTGTACATATCAACAAATCATAGATATCACTGAATGTCGTGATTATGTTTTTGAAGTGCAATATGGCCATCCCAACCATTGGTTAGAAATTCATGGTGCTACAGATTTGGTGAGTCAAGGTGCAGTGCCTGATGATGCACTTGCAATGATGTGTTGTAATGGGTACTTATCGGTGTATGTAGTGAATGCATTGGCAGCACCAACAACAACTTCGTCCATCTTTATCAATGTGTATATTAGTGCAGGAGATGATTTCAAAGTTGCCGTGCCTGGATCAGACACTTTTTTCGAAGGTATGTCGCCATTTGCTCAAGAATTGGCAATTACTTATGAGGGAGAAGCAGATGAACAATTGGTGGGTGAAGCCGCAGATTACACAGTTCCTGGTGAAACAGCGCCTGTTACTGGTTATAAATCTGTTGTCTTGAATGCAGGTGTGCGTTCTGGTAGTTCTGGAACAGATGAAGACACTTTGGCGTTTTTTGGTGAACAGATTGTGTCCGTGAGGGCTTTGATAAAGAGATTTTCAGATTATTATCGTTATAGTCTGGGTTCTACTGAAACACAAGCCCTTAGTTTGGGCATTGATCACCCACATATACCACAATTTCCTGGGAACGCAAACAATCCTATTAGTCCGTCAATCACAAACTGGAATTGGGATATGGGCCTAGATGATGTACACGGAGCTTTTAACTTTGTGAAGAACACTTATCTTTCCTACTTTCGTGCATTTTATGCTGGTTATAGAGGTAATGTGCGTTATAAATATATTATAAATGGTGCTCTTTTAACGAATAATTATACTGGCTCTGTGTTTGTGTATCGTGACCCTGATATGACATCACAATTATTTGCTGTAAATCAAACCAATAACTATTTAGGATTGGGTACTGGTGGTGCTGGCACTTTTAATTCTCGTGCTTTGATCATGTACCAAGATGGTAATTTTGGTAATGGTTATACAGGAACCGATCTTGAATATGCTCAACTCAAAAATGGAATTGAATTTGAGCACCCTTTTTATTCCCATCAACGGTTTCACTATAATGCACAACGTCCTTTTGTTGTCACTACTGCCAATGACGTTCTTGATTATCAGCAGAGAGCGATACAACGATCACGGCATAAGGTGGTAATTCCAGTTGTGCCCAATACATTCTCTACACCTAACGGCATATCTGTACATACTTATGTGGCAGCAGGAGAAGACTTTTCTTTGCACTATTTTTGTGCAGCTCCTGTAGTTGGTTTTGCCGTGCCATCTGCTACATAGACTCTGTGGTCTCTAAACACAGTAGTTGGTCTTTCTATTTAAGACTAAATCTAATTCGGTGAGCGAATTAGTTATCGTAATGGTATTAATAAAGCTCGGAGATTTATCTATTTAACAATAGATTCTCCCCTTACATATGAAATATGTGAACGACTTAAAAATCGTGCTAGTTTTCAAGGGGAGAAATCCCCGGAATTTTTATAGCCCACATGTTTTGATGTATGGATAGAGTTTTATGCTCATATCCAAAAAAAAAAAAAAAAAAAAAAAACCGCCCCGGGGTACCGTGTTGTACTCT